GTCGGGAAGCTGTACGAGTCGCCAGCCGCCAGCGTGATCGCGGAATTTGCCGCCGCAATTGTCGAATCACCGACATAGATGCTTCCGCCGTTTCCTGCCAACGCGGTCACAACCAACGTGCTGCAAAGCGTCTGGACGGCTTTCAGCGGCTCAGCCGTTGCAGCCGCAGCCACGGCTTTTTGGAACGGAGCAGGCGAAAGCGCGATGGTCAAGCCGTCTGGATCGTAAACAACCGCGCCGGTATTGCAGGCCGTGATTTTACCGTCGATGCTCGTGGTATCTCCCGCAATAGTGTCGAGATTGCCGCCGCTTTCCAGAGCGACAAGCGCCAAGGTCGTTTGAGTGGCGAAGTCAACGGCGGCGATGGTGTCAAGATTGCCACCCGATTCAAGCGCAAGCGTTGCAACTGTTGTTTCAGTCGCGAAGTCTTTTGCAACGAGCGAATCCAGATTACCACCAGATTCTAGCGCCAAGGTGCCGAGAGTCGTTTCGGTTGCGAAATCGACAGCTGCCAGGGTGTCCAAGTTTCCGCCACTTTCAAGAGCGAGCGTTGCTTGGGTGGTTTCGGTGGCATAGTCAACCGCCGCCAACGCATCGAGGTTCCCGCCGGATTCTTTTGCGATATTATCACCAGCGTCGACTTCAATATCAATTCCGGGTACAGTCGTATCAGCCATTGTTATACCTCACTCCACGAAAGATCGACCGAACAGGTGGCAACCGGCGTGACAGTAGCCACCGCCTGCACTTCCTGATAGCCGTAGTTGTCGAGAGACGTTGTTCCGGTTACGGTATGAGTCGCAATCGTTTTCCAAGCGCCGCCGTACTGGCGGGCCTGAATAGCGCACGACACAGTTCCGCTGATAGTCACAACGAACAGGTATTTTCCACCCTTGCGGGTAATGTCAACGCTCGAACTCGTGGTGGTTGTCGCCACCGCGTCAAGCATTTTGACACCATGATAATTCTCATAAGCCATGAATCACTCCTTTCCGAATCGTTGCTTGCGAATGGCGCGAGGGCAATTCAGGATTTCAGCCGCCCTGAGTTTCAGTTCGTGCGTGGAATCGCTTTCAGACTTGCCCATGTAGTAGTAGACGAAAGACGCGACTTTCGTGCGCATCTCGGCGTCTTTGTCCATGTTATCAATGTCGTCAATGTCGTATTCCGGCTGTTCCAGTTCGATTCCTGCGGGTCGTTTGCCTTTCGGCCAGATAAGGCCGTAGAATCTCGACTCAAGGAATTCACGCAATGACGTTTGACCAGGGTCAATCGCGAATTCGTGATTATCGAATTGGTACGTTTTGTTCTGGTACGAAAACCGGAACTTCGGCAAAATCGACTCAAACACGACTTTATCCTTGTTGCCTTCGCTCATCGCTCACCCCGATCAATCTTTGGTAATGTAGACCATGAAGGTTGCCGCCGTATCCGCGACCACGCTGTAAACGCGGTGCGTGTTGGCGGTGTTCCAATCGCTCGCGTCGTACTGAGCCGCAAGCTTGAATCGGTACTTACCGACAGCGTCGAGCGCCGGAGTCGTGAACCCGTCAATCCAATTCGAGCCGCTGTCAAAACTGAATTGATGCTTGACAGTCACAGTCGATGAGCCGGTCAAAGACGTCACGTTAACGACCATGACATGCTCTTCTCCGATCTCGAATGTAACCGCCGTGCTGTTTTCGTTGCCGACATTCAGGTTGGCAGACGCCCGCATCACGCTCGCGCTGTCAGGAATGTCACCGCCGTAAATGTTGTTGGTTTCAGTTGCCATTGTTGAGCCTCCTTTAGCTCTGCTTCACGCCTTTGAGACGAATGCAGGAGTTGGGAACGTGAAGCGCGATGCCGCACATCCAGTAAATGAACAGGTTCGTCAGGAAGCCGTCTTTCTGCGGGTCAAGCATGTTCGGCATGTCCTGCTGAATACCACACAGGCCGTCATCGGTATTGAACCGAACGGCGTAGATGGAGCCGGTAACGCTGGACGTTCCTTGGGTTTCGTCGAATTGCAGGATTTCCGCGTTGCTCGAATCCTTGCCAGCCTGCAACATCGGAATGCCGCCGTAGGTCTGATATTGATTTCCGAATTGATCCTGGGTGATCGTGATTTGCTTGTTGTCGCGAGCAAGCTTGGTTATCTCGCGTTCCATCGCCTTGCCGACAATCAGGACATCGGGCGGACCGCCGTCAACCGCGCTGATGAGGTCGTCCAGCATGGAGACTGTCAGAGTCGCACCATTTGTGCCTGCGGAAATCAGGTTCTGGTAGTTGCCGCTGGAGTAGACCAACAGCTTGTTAAGGCCGTTGAACTGGCGAGGATCGGAGTTGCTGTCGCCATCGAAGAAAGCGACTTCAAAACGCTTTTTGATCGCCTTCATGTGAGCCGCAAGCTGGCGCTGTACGTTGACGGTCGGATCGTTGACCGCTTCTGCAATTTTCAGCAGGCGTTCATCGATCTGCGCCTTGCCGTCCATGACCTTACACGAAAACTTGTAATTCGCGTCGGTCCCCTTGGTCGCTTCCGGGTTCGTGTTGATCGACCCGAAATCAGGAGTCGGCAACGAAGCCTCGACGTCAAACGAGTAGACGCCGGACGGGGTTGGAATGAAAGACAATTGATCAAGGATCGGGCTGGACTTCGCCAGCACTTCAACCACGCTTGCGCGCAGCGGATTCGCCGCGAGACTGCGGACCATGTCCATAAGTTTCAGAGGTACATCGGCCATTGTTATTTTCCTTTCAGTTGTTCGGCTAATTGTTTAGCCGCGAGAGAATGTAAAGCGTTGCTGTCGACGTTTCCTTTTTCGTCAATGAATGACGGTTTCTGTTGCCCAAGCGCCCTGAACGTAGGATTGTGCTTCGGGTCAACTGTCGCGGCGATTCCACGCCCTACGATCGAAGTCGAAAGCCATTCCTGAACTTGCGTCTGGAATTCAGGCTTGACGTTTCCGGCGTCGTCAAGTTCGAGCTTGTCCATTGGTATGTCGGTCAACACGTACTTGTGCGCGTCCGCCGGGATGCCGAGTTGCAATAGCGTAGACTTGTAGACGGTTTCTTTTTTCAGGCTGGCGATTGCAAGATCCGCGTCGGTTTTCGCCTTGATAGCAGCCTCTTCCGCAGCCTTAGCGCGTTCAAGCGCTGCGTCGCGTTCGGCTTTAGCGGCGTCTCTTTTCTCTGCGGCGCGCTTGATTTCACCGTCTGCATAGTCAGAGATTTTCAAGCCGCGTGCTTCAACCTGTCGCCTGAGTTCCTCGTTTTCGCTCGCCAGTTTCGCAGCATCCGCCGCGCTTTGTTTGAGCTTCGCAAGTTCCGCCGCCTGTGCTTCATACGCCTTTTGCAACTCTTCCAATGTCATCTTGTCACCTTTCCGGCCATCCAGCCGATTTGGTTATTGGGCAAACTTTCCAAGCGCCCGTATAAATCGGCGTTGCTCTAGACCGATCCTTCCAGACCGGTCTAACGCCGCTTGTATCTTATCCGCGCCACGGTTGGCGATGATGCCTTCGATCGGTTTGATTTTTAGGCCGGTTGCGGTCTTCCCGTCTTTTAGTTCTTTTGTGAGCATTAAGACGGGCCGCCTTATTTGTTCAACCGTAAGCCCTTCTTTTCTCATCTGGAAAGTAGGCTTAACGACGCACTGGCAGAAGTCGCCGCAGAAGCTCCACCCCGTCCCTGGCATTCCTATGGCCTCAAACTCACGAATGGTTGCTGTCATTCCGTGTCTGACTATGCAGTCAGGACAGACGTTAAAACCAGCGCATATCCAGGTGCCGTAATCGTCTTTGTCCACGATATCCTGGTAAGTTAGGCCCTCGTTTATCCCGGCCTCGTAAAGCTCGCGCCGTACTTGTAACTGTGAACCGTACTTGTTATAATTCGCGTCCAGGCTTGATATCGTTTCGCCAAATACGCTGGCGTCATTCTCAATCATCGTTGCAAGCGATTGAATAACTTGATCCTCAGTCATTCCTTGCACCAGGAACATTTCGTCTACCAGAGCGCCGATACGGGCCATCGCTGCTTCTATCGAAAGCCCGGCCTGCGTAGCAAATGCGTTTTCGGTCGCACTTAAAATTAGGTCGACTTGATCGAAATCTTCTTCTTGCTGTGTGCGCCGCCGTCTGCGACTGTTGCCAACGTCGCTCATTATCGCGCCATCAGCTTAGCGGATATCAGTTTACGCAGGCGCAAGCTCGGTTGCTCACCCTTGACAACGTTCGGAATGAGCCAGTAAACATAACCTTTTTGCCTTACGAAAATGATTACGCGCCGCCTCTGTTGCGGTGGACTTAGTGTAACCTGCAAGTTTCCAGTGCGCACTATCCGGTATGCGTTCGGGTTTTTTAGGATTTCTTCCTTGCCCCAAAGCGGGATTGCGTGCCCAAGTCGCTTACGCTTTGTCTCTTTGTAACCGATACGCCCGCGATACGTCGCGATCTGGTTTTCTTTCTGCCGGTTTCCATACGGATCAAGCCGCATCGGAATGCGCTTCGTGTTTTCCTCGATTACCTCTTTACCGAATTCGACAAGGCCATCCATTGCAGCGGCATTGACACGACCCTTTAGCCTATCAAGGACCTCTCGGATTGTGTTATTTACTACGACGAAATCCATCGTTAAACAGCCTCAGCGTGATCTGGTAAAGCTCGTTAGCCAACTGCGCCCGCCCTTCTGCGGTTATCATGCGCGGTGCATTGCGCCGCATGTAGTCGCGCAGAATCAGCTTAAGAGCACGTCGTCGTTTCTCTCGGTCGTTTATCCGATCAATGATGCTTTCGTATTCACGCATCAAAGCGGGCTTGATATCCAGCCCCTCGAATCGTGGATCGTTAATGACTTCGATCATATCGAAACATCTATGTTATTGATTGCAGCCTCAATGTCTGCATCATCTTCGTTCTCAGGTGGTGTCAATGCAGGACGCGGCGTTAACAGGCTGGACTGTGTTTTGTTGCCTTGCAGTATCTCTGCCGCCAGTGCCTCTGCCTCTTGCGTATCCACTCCGCGCAACTCTGCGATTGCTTCCGCCCGGCTCATTAGATTCTTGTCGATTTGCGCTGTCACGTACTGGACATGTTCCAGCGGCGACATGGTAGACGGCAAGCTTGGGAAGCTGATTTGCAACCGGCTGTCAAGCATCGGCTGTGACACGTCCATACCGAACGCCTTGGCGGTCTGCATCAATACCGCGTGTGCGCTGCGCTCAAAATCTTTCCAGTAAGGCATTCGGCGCTGGCGATAGGCCCGCCTCGGTGCTTCATCCCAGAACTTAGCCACGCCGCTTTGGGCTACAATCATCTCACTGAAAGACATGGGGAGGTGGCGAGCCTGTGCAAACCGTTTCAATCGGTCAACCAGACCGGCCATATATTCCGCCGTCTTTGGATTCCATTCAAGATTCGTAACCGGACCCTCGTCCGAGAATATGAACGAGTGAGGCGCTGTCATAACCTTTTGGCTGTTGGCTTGCTTGAATAGGTCAATCTTGCCGTTAACCAGATACGGCTCCATCTCTTTTCTGGCAGTGATGAAAGCCCGCGCTGCATCGCGCCACGTCGCATAGTAGCTAATCCCAAGCAAATCAAGCGGCACATCGTTAAAGACTTCACCACGCGGCGGCTTATCAGGACGGGCAAGGAATAGCGGATACCCTTTGACCTGCGAATACTTCTCAAGGCCAGGAATCAATTGAACCACAGCGCCGTTAGTGTCGGTTGCGGATACCTGCACGCCCTGGTTGGGATTGCGATAATCCCATGTAAACCGCAATTTCTCGTTAGTCGTTTGCCCGTTCCAACTATCCGACGTGCCAGCGATGAACATGTCAATCTGTGTAGACCGATCGAACCGCGACGGGTAGACAAGATCTTGTATCACTTCGATGTCTGGACAGGTAATCGTGTCAACCGCGATGGAGTTGTCATAGTCAGGCGCAAGATAGACCACGCAGTTATTGAGCAACACTGTTTGCCGCTCGACGTGCTGCATCTCTGAATCCCAACCGATTTCTTCCAGAATCGACTTGTAACGCGCTTGGTCGTCGTCTGAGAGCGGTTCGCCATTCGTATCTGTTAGCGTTCGTTCTGGTTCAACCTCGTAGACGCTAGCTAGCTCTGTAACGATTCTTTCGGTGATATTGATAGGCGCAAGGTGCGGGTCGATTGCTTCGATGTTTTCCTGAATCTGATAAATCTTGCGGATGAAGTAACGCACGAATTCAAGCCACTCGGACCCGCCGTGATACGCAGCCTCAAGTTGCTCGGTCTTGTCGCGCCAGCCGTCGCGTGTGTTACCTCGAATGTCCGCTATGCGTTGGCTGTCGCTCATTGTCACCTCATTATCGCAACGTGCATGTGGCTGAATTCTTTTGCGAAAAAGTAATCAGCCGTGTCACCAGGATGGTCAACAACGAAATCATCCGAGTCAGGCGACGATACTTTGTGCTTTGACCATGACTCGCCTTTGCCGGTTTCCCATCGCGTTTCCTGCATCGAACGAATCATATACTTGCACGATGGATTGATTACGATGTCGCCATTCTCAAAAAGCTTGTTAACGATTACGGTTCGGTTACGGATTCTGAAATCCATTCGCGCCGCATCGTTGCCACTAACGTAAAAGACAAACCCCGGTAACGCGCTCAATGACGAACGAACGATGTCATAGTCATTTCGTGCGCTCCGTGTGTCCCTCGAAAAGCCGCTAGGATCGCCGTAGACGTGAACGCCTGCCATGTGGCGAGTATAGCGCCGCAGGAACTCATCACAGACCGCCTGGGTGTCACTTGATCGCTTATGCGCTATCTCATCGATACACCAGGCGACCTCGTAAAACTCGGTTGCTCCAGTTTTCTGGTTTATCCGCCGCAGGCGTCGCTTCTGCCAGATGCTGGCATACATGAATGACACGTTGAAGTCCATTGACAGGCATAGCGGGATCGCCGGATCGTAAACAGCCGTGTCGCTTACGTGCTTGTCATAGGCGAACTTGTAATACACGTAACCAGCGCCAAGGTTGCCCGTCTCGCCTTCCAGGTAGATCCGCTGCATTTCATCGTCCATGCTGTTTTGTAGCATGGACAGGTAACCCGGATTGCTGGCCATCAGGTGAAGGTTTTCAGACGTTGGAGCTGTTACGACCCGGAAACGAGCGTCTTGTTTTTCGCGTCGCTTAAATGTCCGATCTAACCAGCCGGGCGACTCTTCCGGGTTCGTCGTGATAATCAGGCGCAAGCGAAAGTCAGAACCCCACTCAGGACGCGCCTTTTGTCTTAGCCGCGCAAGAACCTGAATGAATCTGTCATAATCGAGTTGGCTGCCTTCCTCGATATGAATAAACCCATACTCGGCAGATTTCAGATTCTCGCCAGCATGTTTGAATGTTACCGTTGAGCCGTTCTTAAATCGCAGTATATCCGGCGTTCGTGTCCACGAAAGAATCAAATCAGGGTCTAGCAACTCTTCCCAGATCTTTCTGGTAGAGTCGCGAATAAGCGTGTATGTATCAGCCGTAACGAGCGCGTTCAGGCCCGGATACTTGCGGCACAGCGTCAAACCTAGCAGCGTCCCGGTGAATGACTTACCGCTGCCGACGCCGCCGACGTAAAGAGCAATGTCTTCAGAATTGCCCGGCTGCGGGTTGAATATGATCGCTTGCTTAGGAAGTAGGCTGACCGATAAGCTCATGCGCCAACTTCTTTGCTTTTGCTGCCAGTTCTTCGAGTTCGGCTTCTGTTACAACCGTGATATTGATTCCGGTATCTTTCGACGCGCTAACCTGTTCATCGCGCCACTCTTCGCCAATTAGCTTCTGGAGTACAGCGAAAGGACCCGCCCAATTACGCTCGGTCAAGACGCGCAAACCAGCTTCCTCTTCCAGGCTCTTACGCCCGCGCATGTATGCGTTAAAAAACTCGGACGGATTGCCGTCTTCATCATCTTCCATATACTTATAAAAAGTGGGTGTCGAAATTCCCACC